GGATGGGGGTTGCTGGCGATATCGCCAGCAGACACTTGTCTGTCTCTCAAAACTTTTCGCAGAGGGACGGGGGATCACCTGTGATCACCCTTCTCGATGTGTTGTGTGGCAGCCTCACTCGTGATGGCACGAGCGGCGGGAGCATAGACCTTGCTAAATTGAGGCGGTCTGGCATAAGTCACTTCGGTGACCTTCCAGACTGTCTCGGTGAGGTCAGACGCTCCCTGGCTGGACGCCAGAAGAAGGTGCGATTTCAGCACCAGCAGTGGGTCGCGCTTGTCAACAGCGTTTACTTCCTCAGATCTCTGGTGGAGGTATTGCTGGACGCGGACCCTATCTTCATGCGTCTTAAGCTAGCAGACTTGCGGGAGGTCTTCGACACTCTCTGGCCCCTGGCCCCGGAGGATCAGGTGGCAGTGTTGAAGTACTGGGTGGCGTGGCCCATGGCCAAATGGTTGCGAGACAAGTATATCGAGTCCGCACGCCCACCCTGCCTACCGCCGGCTCAGGCTTCAATGGACTTTCCTTTACGAGGTCCATTGCGGAAACACTTCAGGAACCTGTTGGCGTCGCGTACGACCAGCACAAGAGCCGGAACTCTCTTTACTGGCATTTTGCAAGGCGTAAAGAGGGGCTGTGCCCCCGTTCCTGAAGAATTTGAAATCCTTTCTTGTAAGAAGCATAAGAAGGCGCTCACCCGACCGGTGGAGTTGACTCACGAAATGGACTTTTCACAGAAGTTTAAAGCCATTTGGGGGAAGACAAACACCAAGCCAAAGAGAAGCCATTTTGGGAACTCTGTGAGCGCTCGACTGAGGTGGAGAAGGGCTTTCCTGGACCGAAACTGGAAAAGGAAGCTCCGTACTGCCTCAAATCATGCTTCTGTTGAACTTAAGAGATCAGAGGGCGGCCGGGTTCAGTGCATCTCCGCAATCAACCGTTTGTTGGTTGGGGAAGAGCGCACGGATCCGCGCTTGGTCTGTGAACCACCGTTGCTGGACATGTACGAGCATCGCGGCAAGGTCGTCGAGCGCCGTGGATGGCCTATGGCATCCTACGAGCAGTTTCTCCGACACGCTGCCAAACAGTGTGAGGGACGGAATCTCAAGGCACAAGTTGAGCTCATCTTAGAGCCCCTTAAGTGCCGAGTCATCACCAAAGGTGAATCCGTTCCTTACTATGTTGCTCAAACGTTTCAGCGACAAATGTGGAACACTCTCCAGGAACTAGACGCATTCAAGCTGACTGGATGTCCGGTCGACGCATCGATGCTCTATGGACTGGAGTTAAAGACCAAAGCTCATGATCTCCCGTTTGACCAGTGGGTATCTGGGGACTTCTCTGCAGCGACTGATGGCTTATCATTAGGCATCAATCAGCTGTGTCTGCGGGACATGTTGGACGCATTCCAAGCTACCGATGAGGAGCGAGAACTGTGCCGAAGGGTCCTTGGCAGACACGAAGTGAGTTACCCGGACCGACTGGTCAAGGAAAGTGACGGTCTCGAGCCGTTCACTATGGAAAATGGTCAGCTGATGGGATCAGTACTCTCCTTTCCTGTCCTTTGCGCTGTGAATCTGGCCGCCTATTGGTGCGCCCTTGAAGAGTTCGCAGGCAGGAAGTTCAAGAAGGAGGAGTTACCAGTACTGGTGAATGGTGACGACATCTTGTTCAAGGCCAACGAAGCCTTCTATGATGTCTGGAAGAAGTGGATTGTACGTGCAGGCTTTACCCTTAGTCTGGGAAAGAACTACATTTCACCCAACTTCATCACCGTGAACTCCGAGTCCTGGCTCCACAAGGGTGGAAGCACCTTCACAAAGTTGCCGTTCCTTAATTGTGGCCTCTTGCTTCAAGAGGCGGAAGGGCCAGAGAAGGTTCCACTCCGAGCGGAGACTGCCGAGAGGCCTCTTATACCGAAGCTCCAATGGATTTTGGATAATTGCAACAATCCTGCACGAGCCTTTGATCGCATTAAGCATCATTGGCGTCGCAGTATTGCAATCCATACCGAAAACGGTCGCTACAATTTATGTGCGCCCGTGGAGCTGGGTGGATGTGGCCTCCGTCTACCGGAGTCGTGTCGTTCGGCCGTTCATTTCACTGCGTTTCAGCAGTTACTGGCCGGACGTTCCCATCAGCTGCTCAAGGATTTCGACGGGAAGGAGATCAGTGAGTACCCTACAACTGGTCTGGAGCGACTTTCAGTTGCTCGTAAGGCACAGACTGCCTCCCTTCCTACCACTGAGGATCGCATTGGTATTGCGGTCCTCAGAAGCCCTTATGAGCCGATACGAGGAGAACGAGAAGTCCGTTTTGAGGATCCTATCGCCAGCCGACGAGTAGCTGACGAAATTAATACGGCCCAGACGCTACAATACGTAGAGCGTCCGGCCTATTCCCTCAAAAGGATTCCCCGAAGGCGATTGGACTCTGTCTTCAAGACAGGAACCAAGATCTCCGAACCTTTTGTTTCGACGCTCGAGGTGCGAAAAGTTTTAGTCTCTTGCTGTTACAATTCACAGCTACGAGGGCCAACTGATGACGCATCCTCGCCAGACGATTTCATATCGATTCTGGAAAATATTGCAGAAATGGCTACGGAGCATCTGCTCGAGCCCTCTCACAATAGATTCTTTCTGTCTGAGGGGGAGTCGGAACGGATCGGTGATCTTGGGGACCTCTGAGTCCCTGCGATGGCCACGTGTGGCCATCTTGGATGATAGGTGACTACTTCTTCTACGTTCGAGATCAATTCTCGTCACTCATCAATTTCTTTCGCCTCTTTTCATCTTCTCAGCCGTCTTACGATGACACCAGCTCCGAAGAAGAAGGCCAACAACCAATCGAAACAGCTCCGTTCACCACCTGGTGTACCTCAGCCTGTTCCGATGGCGCGAGCAAAGCCGCACAACCGGGGTTCCAATGGACCTGGAAGTGCTCTTGCCCGTTATGATGCCCGTTCTTCGAACCACTTACCTGGTCCTAGATCGTGTGCTCCGTATACGGTCGTCAAGGAACGCGTGACATTCTACGAGAAGTCAAACACTTCTGGTCAGAACGTGGTTACCTTGATCGGTCCCTTTGTACAGGGCACACATGGTAGCTCCGGTGGAGAACACTTGTCCTCCGCGGTAGCTGTGACCGGTGTGGGCACGAATGTGCCTGGTGTTACTGAAGTTGCCCAGGTTTCCCGTTTGTTTAACGGCGTTTCACCACAGACCAAGTCCTGTTCACTACACTCCCTTCATATGGAAGTAACGTGTACGGGGTCTGCTTCAGGTGTTTTGCCTACCGGGAACGTCTGGGCCGGCGCGGTCACCCAGCCTCTTAATCGGCTGGCGGGCTGGACGAACTGGAATAGTATCGCCGACGGTCTTCAGACACGTCGCAATCTCCGTATGTTCTCCGCCTACGAGACGATGACCAAGCCTATAAGTGTGTGCAGTTATCCTTTGGATGCCGTGGCTCACTCTGAGTTTCTCTGGATGTCCGGCAGTTATGCCTTATCCGATGAACTTTACCGAGCCATGACACCAATTGTGATTGTCTTCGGACCCACAACTGCCACAAATGATTACACCGTTTCCCTCACCATTGAATGGAGGATGCGAGAGGCTGTTGACCCTTTCTTGCAGAGCACGCATAAACATTATATGCCTGCTTCGGAGTCTGTTTGGTCACAGCTCAGTGCGCATCTCTCAAACGTCGGCGGATTTATCAAGTCCGTTGGTGGGGATTCTGGTGTTCAGGCGGCTGTTCGAGGAGCGATCACAGCAGGAGCCCGTTACGCGCCCCGCGCGTTGGCTCTGATGCAGTGATCGTCTTCATCGAGATGATTCTCTCCTCAGTCTGCTAGCAAGCCGTTCGATGACGGCGAGTCTGTGTTCAGTCGGTAGCTCCGTTTTGCCAAGTCCACGAGAATAGCCAATTAAAGCTAGACATAGGGCCGTGATGCCCGTCAAGAATCTAGTAGGCGAAAAGTGGACGAAGCAGGCGGGAGGCTGCTGGCAGTGCCAGATGCGTCTTCATTGTAAGCCGTTCGTGCTCATCGGCTGCCCTGCAGCGGGTTGGTTCCGACCACCGTACCAGACGACGTTGTTGTCTGTCCCTGAAGTACGGTCCCTGTCACAGC